CTTGAGACTTACGCCGGCAAGATGCGCGTACTCAGAGAGGCGGCAGGTAACGCTCAGGAAATCATAGGTAAAGGTTTAGTCGATGCTTTATCCGGTTTGGGCGAGGATACTTCCGTAGCTAACTTAGCTGCCAATATGGAAAAAGCGGCTTTAAGTACGGCCGATGTTATCCGTGGTATTGGAATATTAGCCGACAAATTGAAAATCATTCCGGGCTTTGATAGTAAAGATTGGGAATATGTTTATAACATTTCTTATCTTAAGTGGATAAAAGATTTAGGCACGGACGATAGGCTAAAACCTAAGCCGTTTACTACACCTATGACGGTATCAGGTGCTACCGATGCACAAGTAAAGGCAGACAAGGCTAGAGCCGCAGCTGCAGCTGCAGCCGCTAAGCGTGAGAAAGAAAGATTAGCTTTATTAAAAAAGCAAGCAATCGTAGAAAAGAATAAACTGGCCTTAACTAAGGCCGCTGCGGTTTTTGATACCACTCGTATTTCACTAGCTGCAGCTCTTAAGGCTACCTATGATAAAGAGACTAAACTACGCCTTGAGGCTTTACAGGCTATCGAGGAGGATAACGGCGAGTTAGCCCTTAAGAAAATAGGCGAGCTAGCGGCTTTCCAAAAAAATGCAGACCTAGAAAAGTTAGCCGGTATTAAACAGATCAGCGAGGCTACGCTGCTAGATATTAACACTCAGCTACTAGCTGAACTTTCTGCTATTGATAAGTCTAAAATGGCCGAGGGCGATAAAGAACTAGCACGTGAGGAGGCGTTTAAGAAATATAACGCCGCCATAATCGCAGCTGGACAGTTAGCCGCTAAAGAGTCATATAGCGAGCGCGTACAGATCCAACTAACCGAGATAGCACGTTTGGCCTCTATTAGTAAGACTACGAGCGCGGCTAATACTGCAGCTCTACTACGTGAGTCCGCCGAGTTATCGATGATCGACCGCGTAGCCAAGGCACAAAAGGCGGCCGACGATGCTCGACTTAAGGCTCTCCAAGAGTACGCGGCGGCTTTAGGCAAAATCGGTACCGGGTCTACCGCAACTCCGGGTGCTACCGATGCTCCGGTTTATACAATTCCAAAAAATACGACAGATTTTACACTTAATAATCCAACCATTTTTAAGTTAATAGATAAAATGCTCCCTAGCAATTCATATAATGAGCAATTAGTAACGGCATTAAATGCGGGTGCAGATTTACCTAGCGCGGTACGAGGGTCTAACTACCAAGCTCGAGCTGAGCAGGAGTACGCAGCATCACTAGCTAAAATATCGCTTAGCGATCCAACAGCTCAAGGCTCATTGATGCAGGGTTTAGCCTCCGGCCTAAGCCTTTCAGCTGCGAGCAGCGGCGCGCGTTATGCAGCTCAGGCAGCGGCGCAATACGACATAACAATTAATGCCGGATACGGTACAGATCCCGAGGCACTAGCTAGAACTTTTGAGGATATCCTTAACCAATCTGGATATCGAGGAACCTCAACTAACCGCGGCTCAGGAGTATACGTAGAGTGAGCGCTTGGCTACCCGAGTGGAAAATTATCGTAGGCACTACCGTTTACGATAATGTCCTGAGCGTGACTATGGCCACTGGTCGCGATGATATCGACCTGCAGTGCAACGCCGGCTATGCCCGTATGGAAATTGTAAACATAGATAATACGGCTTTTGATATTGATGTAACCGATAGCCTTACCTTAGAGCTCAAGAATAGCGCCGGCGTATACGTACCCGTGTTTGGCGGTACGGTATCCGATTTTGGCATATCCGTACGCTCGCCTGAGGAGGTTGGCTTTGTAACAATCGGTAATATATTGGCCGTCGGATCCTTGGCTAAATTGACTAAGGCGCTTTTCCCGGATGCCTTGAGCAAAGACTACGACGGAAATCAAATTTACGACATCCTAAACGAATTGCTTATTAACTCTTGGTTTGAGGTAGCACCGGCTTTAGAGTGGGCGGCTTATGACCCTACGACTACGTGGGCTAATGCAGAAAACGTAGGACTCGGCGAGATCGATCAGCCTGGACTATACGAGATGATTCCACGTACGGCAGATCCGTTTAGCAGCTATAACCTATGCGCTCAGATAGCGCAGAGTGCTTTAGGACAAATATATGAGGATAAAGCAGGGCGCGTATGTTACGCCGATGCCGATCATCGTACCGCCTACTTATCGACTAACGGCTATACGACAATCTCGGCTAATTATGCTACTCCCTCTAGCGTTAAATCCATCCTACAAATAGGCAAGATTCGTAACTCCCTTGTATTTAATTATGGTAACAATTACTCAAGCCAAGCTACGGCCCTTGATGCTGACTCCATCGCCGTATACGGCCGCTATCAAAGAAGCGTGAGCTCTAACCTAGACAAGATAGCCGACGTAAACGATGTTATGGATCGCGAGCTAGGCCTCCGGGCTATCCCACGCGAGCAGCTGCAGAGCATTACCTTTAGACTTGATAACACAGAGCTACCCGATGCCGAGCGAGACAAGCTTATCGATGTATTTTTTGGCGAGCCGGTAGTAATTAATAACCTACCGATCAATATGTTTAATGGATCGTTTAACGGCTTTGTAGAGGGGTTTGCAATTAGGGCTACGCCTCAATTCGTAGATCTTACCCTTACTTTAAGCCCTACAGATTTCTCACTGGTCGCGCCACAGTGGGACACAGTAAGCCCGCCTAGCCTAATTTGGACAGGTGTAAACGCTACACTTGAGTGGGAAAACGCATTTGGAGGTTTAACATAATGGCAACCGTCACACCGAATTTTCTTTGGCCCGTTCCTACATCGACAGATTTAGTCCGAGATGGGGCGACGGCTATCGAGGCCCTAGGCGACTCTATCGATGCCTCGCTAGTCGATCTCAAAGGCGGCACTACGGGACAGGTATTGAGTAAAAACTCTAATACCGATATGGATTTTGTTTGGGTAACAAATGCAGCCGGTGACATCGAGGGAGTTACCGCAGGTGTAGGTATTAGCGGCGGAGGTACCTCAGGTACCGTAACCGTTACTAACTCAATGGCTACGGCTATCGATGCTAAAGGTGATCTAGTACCCGGGACAGGTGCAGACACTTTTGCGCGTTTAGCGGTAGGGGCTAATGACACCGTATTAACGGCAGACTCAACTACGGCCACCGGGTTAAAGTGGGCTACGCCCGCAAGCGGTGGTATGACTCAGATTGCTAGTACATCTTTATCAGGGTCGGCCGTTACTATTTCGTCAATTCCATCTACTTATAAAAGTTTGTTTATTGTTATCAATGCACTTTCAACTGACTCAAATATACAACTCGAGTTTTATGTTAATGGAACTACGAGCGGTTACGCCTATACAGGTACTAGTCGGATTGGAGCGACCTCTAATTTTTATAGCGACACCAACGATAGCCGTATTAGATTAAGTGCGGGACAATCCGCCGCCGCTAGCGCGACGAGCAACGCTTACGTCCTTAATTTTTTTAATTACGCGTCTACAAATGCCGTAAAAATTTACAATATGATTGGTTTTACGGGTGGCAGCGTTGATAATATTATGATTGAGCAGGGCGGAGCGTGGCGCAATACGGCCGCGATCAATAGCTGCACGGTAACAAACACCGGCGCGAATTTCGACGGCGGTACTATTACAGTATTTGGAGTTAATTAAATGACGATAAAAATTCTTAACGCTACGACCGGCGAAATTATCGAGCGCGAATTAACAGAGGATGAATTAGCGCAACGACAAGCGGATCTAGAGCGTACACAATTAGAGGCACAAGCTTTAGCGGATAAAGCCGCCGCCAAAGAGGCGGTACTCGCTAAACTCGGTTTAACCGCCGATGAAGTAGCGGCTTTACTTGGATAATGGAGACTAGCTATAACGGCTACCCGGCATCTAAAGATCCGGAAGCAATTAAAATAAAGTCCTACCTTGTAAAAGGTACGGATCGTAAGCTAAGGTGTGCCGAAAGTGTTGGGCCTCTTTTGGCCGCCTTTGCTGCGGAGTTTCACGAGCTGATCGAGCCAATCGATGAGGGTACGTTCGACGACTGGGCGTACGCGTACAGGATGGTAAGAGGCAACCCTACAAAACTATCCTGCCACTCATCCGGGACGGCTATTGATCTAAATGCTACAAAGCATCCTCTCGGCAAAGTGGGCACATTCCCAGCTGAAAAGGTGCCTATGATCCGGGCATTATCTAAAAAATACGGCCTTAAGTGGGGCGGCGATTTTAAGAGTCGAGCCGATGAAATGCACTGGGAAGTGGAAGTATCACCGGCCAAGGCTAAAGCGTTAATCGCTAGTTTAGGTTTATAGTTATCGCACATCCTTAAGGGCACTAAGG